AAAGTCAAATTGTTTTTTGACATGTTCTCACAGCTCCCGTCATGGTTCACCAATTTGTGGATCCTTGTCGTGGCGAGCATTTATGGTATAAAGGGTACACAAATATTCCGGAACGGAAAAAAATAATAAGGAGAAACTATGAGACAAAATGGAGTAAGACCTGCACGATTCAGATTTAAAGTTGGTGGACGTGTTGGAAAAATGGGCGGCGGAAAAATGATTTCCGGCAAAGCTCGAAAAGACGAAGCTTCAGGATTTTATACACCAGACATGGGTATGAGAGGTGGAGCTATGTATAAAAAAGGCGGCAAAGTAGGCAAGAAGAAACAAGGCTACAATGCAAGAAAAGACGAGTCTATCGCTATGAGAATCAAAAAGAAAAGAACTAAGAAGCAATTAAAAGCTTCTAGAGATGAATCATACGGTAAGTTCGGATCTGCTATGAAGAAAAAAGGTAAGATCAATAGATAATGTCCAAACGCAACATTAAAAAACTTATAGAGCAAATGCAGGGGAAGAAGAAAAAGAAAACTTCTCAAAAAACTTCTGCTATTAAAGATGCTTTAATTGGAAGAAAACATTTTTCCAAAGGAAGCGACGGAAACTCTATGATCAGACAGGCACAGAAGAATTATAATGGAAGTTATATTTCTGGAAGCCTTGGGGGTGTTGAAGTTGGAAACAAATCTTATAAAAAATATTATAAGGGGTTAATATAATGGCAAAGCTATGTCCAAAAGGTAAAGCCGCAGCGAAGCGAAAATTTAAAGTGTACCCAAGCGCGTATGCTAATATGTATGCTTCTGCAGTTTGTTCAGGTAAAGTAACCCCTGGTGGAAAAAAGAATAAGAGAAAAAAAGCTTCTGCTGGTGGATTAATTGACATGACTAAAATGAGTTATGGCGTCTAACGGATTAAGAAAATGGGTATCAGAGAAATGGGTAGATATCGGAGCTCCGAAGAAGGACGGGAAATATCAGCCGTGCGGAAGGAAGAAGGGAAGCAAGAGATCATATCCAAAATGCGTCCCACTTGCAAAAGCCACACGGATGTCAAAGTCGCAAAAGGCGAGTGCTGTCAAACGAAAAAGAGCAGCGGGTAATCCTGGAGGAAAACCAACTAACGTTGCAACTTTTGCAAAAAGAAAAAAAGCAATGTATGGTGGATTAATGGATATGACAAAGATGAGTTATGATATCTAGAGGACAGATGAACAGAGAATTATATAACAAAGGCACTATGCCTTCGAGAAATAAAAAGAACTTCAGATCTACAAAATCTGGAGCAGGTATGACCCGAGCCGGTGTCAAAGCCTACAGAAGATTAAATCCCGGCTCTAAATTAAAAACAGCCGTGACAGGAAAAGTGAAGCCTGGATCAAAAGCTGCTAAACGCAGAAAATCATACTGCGCAAGATCACTGGGACAACTCAAACGATCATCAGCAAAAACACGTAACGATCCAAATTCTCGTATCCGTCAGGCACGAAGAAGATGGAAGTGTTAAATGGATGAACTAACAATAATCACTAGATTACAAAAACAACTAAAAGAATCTTATCAACAAATCGGCGATGCTATGATTGCGGGAAGTGTTGACAATATGGAAAAATACAAATATATGATGGGACAGGCACATGCCTATTATAAAATATCTCAGGATATCTCTAACCTGCTAAATAAGAAGGAGCAAAACGATGAAAAAGGAACAGTCATCAAACTCAACACCAAAGACTAAGTCTGCGTTGTTGGACAAATACGAAAAGCAAAACGATGATCAACATAAAAAAGAAGTTGATGCATACGAACGTTTAAAAACAAAAGAATCAGAAAAATTACCAAATCCTACTGGCTGGAGGATGTTAGTCCTTCCGTTTAAATTACCTGAAAAAACTAAAGGTGGTTTATATTTAGGACAAGAAACTTTAGAGAGACAACAAGTTGCTTCAACTTGTGGTCTTGTTCTTGCACAAGGTCCACATTGTTATGATAAGGAAAAATTTCCTGAAGGACCCTGGTGTAAAACAGGAGATTGGGTTATCTTTGCGAGATACGCAGGTAGCCGAATACAAATCGATGGCGGGGAAGTTAGATTGCTAAACGACGATGAGGTATTAGCAACCATCGAAAAACCCGAAGATATACTTCATCAATATTAACATAGAAGGAGAAAACTATGCCAGACACTGAAGAAGTGAAAAAAACAGTTGACCTAGATACTTCAGGTCCTGCAATGGATGTTGACATCGCTGAAAAAGCAGATGAAGCAGAAATTGTAGAAAAGGAAACTGTCAAAGAAGAACCAGCAGTAAGACCTGTTGTAGAAGATCAGAGAGTCCCTGAAGATAAGACTCATGAAAATGAAAGAGAAGTTAAGTTAGATCAGAAAGAAGACAATACAGAATTGAAAGAATACTCTGACAGTGTTCAGAAAAGAATTGCAAAGTTAACTAAGAAATGGAGAGAAGCAGAACGTCAAAAAGATGAAGCTGTTTCTTATGCACAACGTATGTTGAAAGAAAAAAACAGTACGGATGCAAAACTTTCTAAATTACAACCTGACTTTGTAGCTGTAACTGAAGAGAGTATAACTTCAGGTATTAGTGCGGCACAAGCTAAACTGGCAGCAGCAAGAGAAGCAAATGATCTTGCAGCTGAATCAGAAGCTTTAGCGGCTATATCTGAATTTGGATATAAAAAAGCTAAGCTTGAGGAAACAAAAGTTGCCCAAGCGGAGTTTGAAAAAAACAAAACGGAAAGTAAACCTGAAGTCAATTTACCTAGACAGACGGCTGCAAAAGGAACACCTGATCCTAAAGCTGAAGCATGGAGTGAGAAAAATCCATGGTTTGGTAAGGATACAGCTATGACTTATACGGCGTTTGATCTACATAAAACGTTGACTGAGGCAGAAGGTTACGATCCATCAAGTGACGAGTATTATTCTGAAATAGATAAAAGAATAAGACTTGAATTTCCCCACAAATTTGCTAATAATGCAGATAAGGGAGAAATTAATCGAACTGCTCCTGTACAGACAGTAGCTTCAGCGAAGCGAAGTACAAAAACAGGTCGCAAAACTGTGAGGCTCACACCATCACAGGTAGCAATCGCTAAGAAATTAGGTGTGCCACTTGAAGAATATGCGAAACAATTAAACATCACGAAGGAGGCGTAAGCATATGAGCGAAGAAAATAAAAGAGCATCCCGTGCGAGTCAAACAAGAGAAAAAGTTTCTCAAAAGAAAAAAGTTTGGACTCCCCCGTCATCATTAGATGCACCCCCTGCGCCAACAGGTTTTAGACACAGATGGCTAAGAGCAGAATCGTTAGGATTCAACGACTCTAAAAATATTCAAGGCAGATTACGATCTGGTTATGAATTAGTTAGATCCGATGAATATCCTGACTCTGACTATCCAATTGTGGAAGATGGCAAGTACAAGGGAGTGATCGGTGTAGGCGGCCTAGTGCTGGCTAGGGTACCTGAAGAGATCGCACAGCAGAGACAAGATTACTATGCTAAACAACATAGTGAAAAAGTTGAAGCAATGGATAACGACCTTATGAAGGAACAGCACCCAAGCATGCCTATCGACATCGACAGGCAATCGCGTGTAACTTTTGGTGGCTCAAAGAAATCCTAATTAGGAATTCACAAACCACTAAGATAAACTAAATGTTCATAAGGAGGACATAACATGGCAAACAAAGACGCAGCGTTCGGTCTAAGACCGATCGGAAAAGTTGGTCAAAATGATGCTAATCAAGGTTTATCTGAGTACAGTGTATCTGCTAGTTCAGCAGCTATATATTTCCAAGACCCTGTGAGAGCAGCGTCCCAAGGAACTATAAGAGTTGCAGCCGCTGGCGAAACACTTATCGGAGCTTTGAACGGTATTTTTTTTACTGACGCAAACACAAGCAAGCCTACGTTTGCAAACAATCTGAAAGCTTCTAACACAGCTACAGATATTGTTGCTTTCGTAGCAGATGACCCGTATGAAAGATTCGAAGTTCAATCGAATAACGCAGCTGCTTCAGCGCAGACTGATGTATTCATGAACGCCGACATCGCGTACACAGCAGGTGATTCAGCTAACTACGTTTCAAAAGTAGAATTAGATGATTCATCTCTAAGTACGACTTCAGGTCAACTTAAAATAATGGGAGTGTCAACAAACATTGATAACAACGATTTAGCATCAGCTAATACTAACTTTGTTGTTTCAATTAACGAGCACTTCTACAAAGCCGCAGTAGCGGGAATATAATAGGAGAATAGGAGATAAAAAATGGCTATATCACGAGGACAACTAGTTAAAGAACTAGAACCCGGCCTGAATGCACTATTCGGCCTGGAATATAAACGTTATGAGAATCAGCATGCTGAGATATATGTAACAGAAACTTCAGACAGAGCGTTTGAAGAGGAAGTTATGTTATCAGGTTTTGCAAATGCAGCAGTTAAACCAGAAGGATCTGCAGTAACTTTTGACACAGCTCAAGAGACTTACACAGCTAGATACACTATGGAAACAGTTGCGCTTGCATTCGCGATCACTGAAGAAGCGATCGAGGATAACTTGTATGACAGACTTGCTTCTAGATATACAAAAGCACTTGCTAGATCTATGGCAAATACTAAACAAGTTAAAGCAGTTGATCCATTGATCAATGGTTTACCTTCAGTTGGAACATTCACTTCTGGTGACGGTTCTTCTCTGTTTGCAACAAACCACCCAACAATAGCTGGGACTGTTTCTAACACATTAGCAACACAAGCAGACCTTAATGAAACTTCATTAGAGCAATCTTTAATAGACGTAGCTCAAATGACAGATGAAAGAGGTTTGAAAATTGCAGCAAGAGGAGTGAAAATGATCGTTCCTTCTGAGCTTCAATTTACTGCTGAGAGATTAATGAAATCTCAAGGTAGAACTTCAACTGCTGATAACGATATCAACGCAATCGTATCTATGGGTATGGTTCCACAAGGTTACAGAGTTAATAACTTTTTAACTGACACGGACGCGTTCTATCTAATCACAGATGTGCCTAATGGTATGAAGTATTTCGAAAGATCACCAATCAGAACAGCAATGGAAGGTGATTTCGATACTGGAAACGTAAGATACAAAGCGAGAGAAAGATACAGATTTGGTGTATCTGACTATCGTGGAATATTTGGCGTTGAAGGTGCTTAATAACTAAATAATTTTTTGAGGCGGACACAGTTCCGCCTCAATTATAAAATAGAAAGAAAAAATGAAACAATTTCTAGTAAATATCTGGGCCTACGATCATCACGCTAAATTTAGCGTTTTATCAGAAGATAACCCAGCCTCACTAGAACAAGCTATAGTTGACAAACTGGGAGAAAAAAGTATAGTTTGGGAAACAACGGGAATGTATGGACCGTTACACAGAATAACCTATGAGGAGGTTATAAATGGAACAGATGATGCAACACTTGAACGACCTTTATACACAGAAGAAGGGTCTAGATCTTCAGTGGGAGCAGGAACATCTTAAAGAGGGTAGATATACTCTCAATATGGTTAGAATAGACCGACAGGTTAAAGAAATTCTAAGTCATATTAAGTTAGCAGAAGCAAAAAAAGAGCATCTGCAAAACAAAATAGATGAGGCAGCTCCTCAAGTTTCAGTAGCTACTTAATAAAAGCTACATCGTTGGAAAAATTCAATCCACATCACAGGCTCTCTTGCACTCTACTAAAATCTAGTATATAATTTTATCACTATACAATTAATTAGAACATAGACCCGTATAGTGGACGGCCTAGAGACTATGTTCGGAAAACTAGGAGGATATAATTATGGCAGGAACACACTTTAGAAACCCGGTAATGTTTGCGGGGTTATCTAATAACACTAAATGGTTTAAGGATTTACCAGTAGACAATAATCCTAACTTTGTATGTTATAAAGACGATTTTATTTATAACACACTACCAGCTTCAGAATGGTCAACATCTATTGCAGATGGTGGAGCATCAGCTGGAATATCTAACGAAGTTGGTGGAGCAGTAACTTTAACATCTGCTAACACTACAGACAACAACGGAATTGCTTTAGTAAAAACGCAAAACAGCTTTCAAGCTGTAGCGGAAACTACAGACAGTTCTGGTGCTGTTACTAACCCAGGTACAGTTATTTGGTACGAAGCGAGAATTAAAAATAATGACGCTAACGCTACTGACTATGGTACTGGATTATGTGAAACTTTCGTTGGAACTTCAGGATGGAGATCTGCTAACAGAATCTCTATTGAGTCTAACAACGGTGAACAGTTCTACAGATTCGTAACAAGAAATGCTGCTGGAACAAACCAAGTTCAATACTCATCATACACTATCACTGATGATGGTTATGACACTGTAGGTTTCAGAGTTGACAAAGCAGGAAAAGTTGAGTTTTTTGTTAACAGAGCTTTAGCAGCTACTGTTACGTCAAACATCAACACTGACGACATGCAAATGTTTGCAGCTTCTGTATCAGCTTCTGCAGCCGGACAAAGAGTAACAACACTAGATTATATTACTGCAACTCAGAACAGAAATGCTTCTGAATTGATTGGTAAAATCTAATAACTAAATTGAGTGTGGGCCTCCGGGCCCACATAAAATTTTAAGGAGAAAATAGAATGGCGACATTTGGATCATCGCAAGATATAAGTAGCAGTAACGTAACAACTGAAACAAAAACAATTCAATCTGGAAGAACTAGAGTCTATGGAGTTTTTTTAGATAGTGGAACAGCTAGTGGTGACTTTCATCTTAGAGATGGAGGAGCTGCTGGAACTTTAAAATTTAAATGTAAAACACCTGCAGCAATAGGTGGGATTACTATAAATTTTCCACAACCAATTTTGTTTAAAACAGATGTTTATACAAACTTTACAACTGAACATGTTATAGCAGCTACTGTCTTTCATAGCGGTGGAAATAACGATTAAGGAGGCTTAAGTGGCTTTTTCAGGCACAACTACATTCGAGAAAACTTTCTCGATTGATGAAGTCATTACAGAAGCGTTTGAGAGATTAGGTTTTTTTGATTATTCTGGAAATGATTTAAGAACAGCAAGACGATCTCTAAACATAATGTTTCAAGAGTGGCAGAACCGAGGTACGCACTTTTGGGAAATAGCAGAAAGCACATTTACTTTAGTTGCAGATCAAAACGTTTATACTGCTTTTAGATCTACAACTGATGGAACATCAAGTCCTACAGCAATTTATGGTGTTTCAGATATTCTTGAAGCTAGTTACAGAACTACATCAAATGTAGACACTCCTCTTTCAAAAATTAACAGATCACAATATTCTGCATTTTCAAATAAAGTTGCAACAGGGCAACCTTCACAATATTGGGTCCAAAGATTTATAGATAAAGTTACAATGACTTTATATTTAACTCCTGGCTCTACACAAGCAGGAAACTTTATACACTTTTATTATTTAAAAAGAATTCAAGATGCTGGAGACTATACTAACGAAGCAGATGTAGTTAATAGATTTGTACCATGTATGGCTGCAGGTTT